TTTGATGATGACCTTTCTCCAGATGTCAAAAGATGGCGAACTAACAGTGATGCACTGGGTTATATTTTTACTGTCGTGGATAGTAATTGGTTTCATCTACATTAGGAATGTTTCAGCATTCCAGAAAGAAACACTGTGGATGACAATTAAGAATCCTGCGAAAGTAACAGCGGAACAGGATGATGCCGAGCGTTATTATAGTTATGGTAGTGTTGCGAGTAGTGCCGGCAAAGCTACCCGACCCAACCGCCCACCACCTCCACCTAGACCACCAGCGCCTAGAGATGTTACTGGCCGCAAGCGGACCTAGCATGAAATACGAAGATTTAAAAGTAGGAATGAAAGTAGAGGACGCTATCTTTTCGAGTCCTGCTAACACAAATGGTACCGGGATTGTTAAAAAGATTCTAAAAACACGAGTGCATATTGACTTCTATCATCATAAAGTTGAAGTATATGACTTACAACATTTACAATTTTTAAAGAGAGCACGAAAATGAAATATCATTTATTTAAACAGTCGCGAGTATACACCGGGCGAGCATACTGCGGGCCAACGTCAGACAATAAACCTGCAGAAGCAGAAACACTTGCTGAGGCCATTGTACTGCAAGCAAAAATGACAGCGGCGAACCCGGTGGGTTGGGATATTTTCCTTTCAAAAACTAAAGAGCAAATAGCATGATAATTGTTAACATAGAAAAATACGGCGACTGGGACACACCTTATACAGTTGTGTCAATGGTGGCGCCACAGCTCATAGGCAAAAAAGATGCAATGAAGCTCAAGCGAGAAGCTGAGGAACTGTTTAAAGATACAGACGACGAGGATGAAGTAATCAAGTTCCTTAAAGCGCAAGGCTTCACAACTTGCAATATGGTTAGTATTACAATAGGCGGAAACTTATGAGCGACAAGCGACTTTACCTCATACCTTACGATGGTATTAACTTGTTTTTTAACGGGGCCTGGACGGGTGTTGAGTTCCAGTCCATTGAAGATGGCCAAGAATGGCTTGCATTTTTAAAGCCATTGAGCGATGAGCAGATTGAACATTTTGTGCGAATTTGGCAATGTGTCGACCACAAAGCCAGACGCAGAACACTTGAACGACTAGCAAAGGTATAATATTATGAGTGGCGAAGATTGGGCAAACGATTTCTTTGACGTTGTAGAGCAAGAGCTTGAAGACGCAAAGCAAGAGGAGCAGGTTAAACCTCCTAAGCAGTACCATGTATTCATTATGAATGATGATTTCTCAACCTGGGAATTTGTTGTTGAGGTGCTTGGTAAATTCTTTGGCAAGTCTAGCGAAGAAGGAGACCGTATTACGAGAGTGGTACACACCAAAGGCAAAGGACTTGCTGGCACGTTCACAAAAGACATTGCTGAAACGAAAGCGCAATTAATGAATGATTACGCACAATCAAAAGGGCATCCGTTACACGCCGAAACTGAAGAGGCCGAAATATGAGTACTGCAACACCAGGTAGGTCAACGTACATGAAACGTTATGTGGTATACAGCGATAAATTAGATGGGTACTTCCACGGCAAAGGTGGCAAGTCGTTATATTATAATGACAAAGATTTTGCCGATCAAATTGACGATGCTAAATGGTACAAGCAAGAAGCACTCGCAGTTAAAAAGGCAATGGGGTTACATGCCAACTTTAAAACTATAGCAATTGAAATTAATATTAACGTAACTGAAGATATAAAAATTGATGTTGCAACTATGATATCTGAGAAAATGGCAGAAGCGCAGGCTATTGTTAAACGTGTCAAGGCACTGGACTCAGATGCAACAGAAGCATTACCACTAAAAGAATGGAAATACTACAAAGATTGTTTAGTATTCATTCGCGACTACGAGGAAAAAGCATGAAACTGAATAGACTAACTGTATTGATAACCATCCTAATTGTTGTATCGGTGGGTACCAATATATTCACAATGTTTGCCGACGACATAGAGTATATCTGGCCAACTGAAGCCAAGTACGTGTATACAAATATGTTCGATAACAGTGTTCTTTGGTACAGACAGGAAGGAACTAACACATTATCGATGATTAATATGGACAAAGCAGTCATATCAATAACTCAGCTTGGCGAACCAGTAAATTGTTTGCAACTAAACATCCATACTACCGACGGCACAATCCCCGGACCGTGTATCCAGGGTGTGGAAGAAATTAATGAGTAAGTTAAAGTTATTTCGCCGCATTGGCGAGTCAATGGCACAGACAATGCATGCCGATATTATTGGAAGCGATGATGTAGCATTCACATTCTTTGACAAGTTGGCGACAGAAATGTATCCATCAAGTGCAAATACGCGGTCCTGGGCAGAGTCCAATATGCAATTGTTTTACGATCAGGAGAAAGAGCGTATTCAAATAATGAAGGCGTTACAAGGTAAGGACATCGGCCAGCAAATGATTGACGCAATAAGAGCACGACAGGAGGCAAAAGACCATAAATAGTTTAAACGAGATTAAACTATATGGCAACTTTAGAAGATATGAAACAAGAAGTGTTTGACTATGCATCTGCATTGTTAGGTGATGGTATGGTAGACATTTATTTAGACCCTATTCATTACGAAACAGCATTTAAGCGAGCAGTCGGCATCTACAGACAACGAGCGCAGAATGCGTACGAAGAATCATATGTCTGGATTGACTTAGAACAAGGCCAATCAGATTATACATTGCCTGCAGAGGTAACGGAAGTACGCCAGGTATTTCGAAGAACTTTTGGTTCTGTTGGCGGTGACTCAGCATTTGACCCGTTCAGTTCAGCAGTTATTAACACCTACATTTTGAATTTAGGTGGCACGGGCGGACTAGCAACATGGGAACTATATACACAGAAGTTAGAGCTTGCGGCAAGAATGTTTGGTGGATTTATGAACTTTAGTTTCAATCCGAGTACCAAACGTATTAAATTTGTTCGAAATGTTACAGCTTCAGGCGAAACTGTGTTACTATGGACATACAATATGAAACCAGAGGTTCAACTGTTAACAGAATTGCAGATAGTACAGTGGATTAGAGAATACACCTATGCCAACTGTAAGTACATGGAAGGCGAAGCACGTGAAAAATTTCAAACTATTGCCGGCCCAGGCGGCGGCACTAGTTTAAACGGTTCAACAATGAAAGGCGAAGCCCAAGCATTAATGGACCAACTTGAAGAAGACTTAAGGAACTTTGTGGACGGTTCAGATCCACTGTCATGGGTAATTGGATAATACATTTAAAAATGAACAATCATACTAAAACCGCCGTCGTTGTGACATTAATATTAACAATGATTACACTTAATGCATTGCTTAGTAAAAGAGCAGAAGCAAGCCCTGCTGATACCTGTACTATACCTGATGTGGTTGACTTAATGCTGGGTGAGGAAGACACTCCGGAAGTTCAAGCACCGAAGTACGAATTTGTAAAAATTCCCGAATCAATTAATAATAAGCAAGCCGCATTGTTGAAGTATGCACACGATGTAGCAACAGCCGACGGGCATGAAGACCCATCTGTATTACAAGGCCTTATTTGGCAAGAATCAAAAGCTGGCGGGTATCCTGGATACGAAGTAGCTGGCGACGAGTACGGATTAACAGTTGGCAAACGTTATTACGGTGTAGGCCAAATTAAAGTCTCAGCCGCTAAAGATGTGTTTAGACGTTTTCCAGATGAGTTCGCAAAATACAAAGGTATGACAGCTGATGAGATTATAGCTTATTTGATTATGGACGACAAGTTCAATATTAGAGTAGCAAGCAAGTACCTTTGGATGATGAAGCACAACGAAACCAAACGCCCTGTATTCGTCCGTCCTACTAACTATGCAATCACAGCATACAACAGAGGTTTAGGTAACACATACGATACCGATTATAATAACTGGCACTACACAGTTTCAGTTCACAAGCACAAAGACACATTCATTAAACAATTCAATCTGGCAAACAACATAGCCAAATAATTTGACGTTTTCCTTTTTATAGCGTATACTACGTGAATAATAAGAGGAATACCATGTCAGATTTAATGATCGATATCGAAACACTAGCTACAACACCAGACTCAACAATACTAACAATCGGCGCACAGGGTTTTGACCCATTCAGCACCAAGTTCACAGACGTAACATATTACAGACGTTTAACAACCGATTCGCAAGAAGGTCGAGCAGTTGACTACACTCCAGACACCGGAACAGTTGCATGGTGGGGCAAACAAACAGAAGAAGCACAAGAAGAAGCAATGGGCGATGGCGAAGACCGAGTTGATATTAAAACAGCCTTAACAGAATTATCTAAAATAGCGTGGACGCATAGCCGCGTTTGGGCAAATGGTACTACATTCGATATGGTAATACTAGAAGATGCATTCCGTGAACACCAAATACCAGTTCCGTGGAAATTTTGGGAAGTGATGGATGCGCGTACTATATACAAGTTAACCAATGCAAAGCCGTTGGGCAACAACCATAATGCATTAGCAGATTGTGTTAATCAGATTGATACATTGCAAAAGTCAATTTTGCAGTTAGGCATTACAAAGTTTTAATTATCGGCGTTCAGCCCTAAGTCCTTTAACCAAGGCATATCCTGTTTTTCAACAGCTACCGAGCAATTCAAACAAATGGATTTTAAATTGCTTAGGTGGGTGTTGTTCATGTCTCCGTCAACATAATATATAATAATCTGTTTCGCCCAGCGGGCTTTGAAGTGACACTTGTCACATTCCATCTTTTTCTTGTAACCACTCTTAGTCCAGTTAGGCTTTGCGGGCTTGACGTTGTGAGTATTGCGAATACAAGTATCACATTTCTTTCTGTAATACGTTTTGCCGTTGCGTTTATAGTTTATTCCTGCAGGACGCTGGCTACATTCAGTACAAACGGGTCTTTTCATAATACTACTTAGCGTCGGACCTTTTAAAGGGCAAAATTCTCTCCGATATCACCTTCAATTCCCGCTTTTCTAATAAATAGTTTTATGCAAAAACATTATACAGTATACCAAGTAACAAACACTGTTAACAATAAGTTTTATATTGGTCAGCACCAGACGGATAAGTTAGATGATAATTATTTAGATAGCGGCACAGCGGTTAAATGCGCAATAAAAAAGTATGGTTGTGATAAGTTTGTTAAAGAGGTATTACATGTATTTGATAATTTTGATGAAATGAATGCAACTGAACAGGCATTAGTAACTGAAGAGTTAATTAATGACCCAATGTGTTACAATCAAATAATTGGTGGCCGGGGACAAAATCCTTATGCATCATATAATATGACCGAACCACATAAAAACGCAATTAGCAAAGCCAAGAAAGGCGTGTTGTGTAATAAACAGGTAGTAAAACGTAGAGCTGAATCATGTAAGGCAAATCGTGCTAACATGTCTCAAGAAGAGCGGAACGCACGATTTGGGAACATTGGTGAAGCAAATGGGTTTTATAATAAACAGCATACAGAAGAATCAAAACAAAAAATAAGAAATACGATTGGAGATAGCAGAAAAGGTTCATTGAACAACAATGCTTGTCTGGTTGAACTATATGGCAAAACATACGGGACAAAGAAAGAATGTTATACCGAGCTTGGCATATCAAAAAGAAAATTAAATCAAATTTTAGAGGATTTATAATGAATAAAATAGGAGAAACATCATGGCTCTCGTAAGCCCAGGAGTTGAAGTTACAATTATTGATGAGAGTCAGTACACTTCAGCAGGACAAAATACAGTACCGTACATATTGTTAGCGACAGCGCAGGATAAACTTACTCCAGCTGGCACAAGTATTGCACCAGGTACATTAGCATCAGCTATAGGCGATGTTTACTTAATTACAAGTCAGCGTGAACTTGTTAACACATTTGGTAATCCAACATTTTATAAAACATCAGGTGGTAACGCACTTCATGGTTATGAATTAAACGAATACGGTTTAATGGCGGCATACAGTGTTTTGGGTGCTACTAACAGAGCATACGTTCAGCGTGTTGATGTTGATATGTCAGAATTAGAAGCATCATTAGTTCGTCCAGCAGGAGCGGCGGCAGATGGTACTTACTGGTTTGATTTACTTGAATCAGAATACGGCTTCTTTGCATGGAACTCAGCAACTAACTCATTTGACCTTGTTACACCAATTGTTATTACAGACGATGCAGGTGTCCCGGATTCAAGCGTTGGAAATATTGGTGATTATGCAGTTATGACACTCAATGCTAATAATCCAGTTTACCGTAAAGCTAGTGATAACACATGGGACCTAATCGGCTCAAATGAATGGATGATTAATATTCCGACAATTGTTGGCGCACTAACACCAACTACGGTAACAGCGGGCGCACAACTTGATATCAATGGTACAATAGTGCCAACAGCAGGTGTTACAACCGCAACAACACTTACAGACTTAGTAGCTGAATTGCTTCCAGATATGCCGGTAGAAACCACAGTAGCTGAAGTTAATGGCAGGATTGAATTTTATGTAGATACATTCGGTGGTACCTTAGCGGCTGAAATAGTAATATCAGATTCTGTAGGCACCTTGTTAGCTGAATTAGGTATTGATCCTGACACTTATTACGGTCCGGTCGTTGCACATGATAGCCATGTAAATGTTCCACGTTGGAGAGACACAGATACTATTCCTCGTCCAAGCGGTTCGGTTTGGCAGAAGACTACTTCTGTTAACGACGGTGCGAGCATTGTAGTTAAGAAATATGATGCAGTTACTGACTTATTTGTTGCACAGTCTGCTCCACTGTACGAAAACGATGAAACAGCGAACAAATACTTAGACCCAGCAACAGGCGGAAGCTCAATTGCAGGTGGTGATACTTATGTACAGTACGATGTAAATGTAGATGATACAGGTACATTCAAAATATTTGTACGTACAGCAGGAGTTACTTCGGTAACTGGTGCAACACCGAGCGCAACGACAGGTGGTCATGAATATGCAATTTCAGTAAGTGGAACTAATAATGATACATTAATAGGCCCAACAACAATTACATTAACGGGCACCACTGCCGCAGAGTTTGTAACAGACTTAACTGCCGCAGGTATTGCAGGCATTGAAGCAAGTGTTACTACAGCTGGGTTAATAAACATTACACATACAGGTGGCGGTGTAGTTGTTCTTGAAGACACAGGCAATGCAGGCGCTGACACAGCAGTTGCAGATGCAGGTTTCTCAGAAGCATTAGACAATGTTCGCTTACAAGCTACAACAGGACCGGCTTTAATTTTAAGTAACTGGAATGCATTAACTTATACAGCAGACACAGTAGCACCGGGACAGGATCCATTAAATGGAACACGTTGGTACTACTCAGCAGTTGATGAAGTTGATATGTTAATTCATGATGATGGTGATTGGAAGAGTTACCAAACTGTTGACAACGATGTACGCGGTTTTGACTTACAACTTACCAACCCAGAAGGCCCATTCATTAGTGCAACAGCACCAGAAGAGCAATCAGATGGTTCAGCACTTGTACATGGCGACATATGGATTGACACAAGCGATTTAGAAGAATATGCAACTATTCGCAGATGGGAAGCAGACATTAACGCAGTTGATGGTTGGGTTCTTATTGATAACGCAGACCAAACATCAGTTGACGGTGTTTTATTTGCAGATGCACGTTGGGGTGGTGTTGATG